GCTTTCTATAAAAGACGGACAGGAAGTCCGCAAACTCTGGTCATCATGAGCGGTGATCAATTCCTTAAACTTATGGAGAACGCAAATGGAGAATCAAAACAAAATGATAAAAGCTCACCTTGAAAAAGGTAAGCGATTAACCTCACTAGAAGCATTAGATTTATTCGGCTGCTTTAGATTATCAGCTAGAATATCTGAACTTAAAACTTCTGGCTATCATATAGAAAAAACTATGATTGAACTTCCAAGTGGTAAAAAAGTAGCGGAGTATTACAAGCCATGAAGAAACCTAGATCATTAGGCAATGCAGTAGCCAGCAGTGTGTTGGACGCACATATTACCAAAGCTACAAGCTCACAGCACTATGCTAAAGAATACAAAAAGTATTCCTATGTACTGGATGAGTATGAGATTATAGCCAAGCGTATTAAAAACGGCGAGCCTGTTGGTGAGCCATACTTCAAGGGAGAGCAGCGAAAAAAGCTGCTTGAACTAACTGATCTTACTGAAGCTGACCTCAAAAAATATCTTGAGTAAGCTGCAAGTATGCAGTAGTCTAACCTATATAATAAAAGGAGAACTAATATGGATGATCGTATCTGTATGCATTATGTATTGTCTCGACTAGATGATATTATAAAAGCTGAAAGCATAGAGCTAAGTTATGAAATGGTTAGCTCACTTAAAGACGAGTTAATCTATAATTTAGGTGTTAATGCAAGGCTGCGTCATGGAGCGTAAAGGTTTCATAGGCGGCAGCGACTGCGTAAAAATTATGAATGGCGACTGGCTTGAGCTATGGCAAATCAAGACTGGTCGCGTAGAGTCAGACGACTTGTCTCGCAATATTGCAGTACAACTCGGTAGCTGGACTGAAGACTTCAATCTTGAATGGTTCGAGCATGAGCATGACTGCATACTGTCTGATCAGCAGCGTGAGTATGAGTTAGAGATTGGCATAGTGCCAGCCAAGGGTATAATTGATGCCAAGTGGGGCAGCTTTATAGTAGAAGCCAAGCATACCAATCCATACAAATCTATGGATGATGTCATTGAATACTACATGCCGCAAATACAACTGTACTGCTACCTTGCTAAAGCAGACGGTGCTTATTTCTCAGTAATTTTTGGCAACAGCAAATGGGAGTCAGCGCATGTCTCGTTCAACCACAAGTATTTCGATTTTATGTGGGCAGTGGTGTCAGACTTCTGGGGTTACGTTGTACGCGACGAAGAACCGATTGGTATTCAAACGCCAGACATCTCCATTGACAAGGTTGAGGTGGACAACATGGTCAAGCGAGACGCCAGCACAGACAACCAGTTCATCGACGCAGCAGTTACCTACATCAACGGTTATGAACACAACCGCGTGTTCGAGAACGCGAAGAAAGATCTCAAACAAATGGTCGGTAGTAACGAGCGAGAAGTTTACTGCGACCACCTTACAATCAAACGAGACAAGCGGGGATCACTCCGCATAACAAGGAGAACCAACAATGACTAATAACCTCAACATCTGGGACAAGCTGGCCTCTTCAGACCCCAAATATCTGAAGAAGGTCAGCTTCGGCAGCCGATCATTCACCGCCATCGACCCACAATACCAAGTCAAAAAGATGACTGAGCAGTTCGGGCCAGTCGGTGAGGGCTGGGGTTGGCACAACACAACAGAGATTGTGCCTGTGAGCAACGGAGACAGCGCTGTACTAGCTCATGTTACTGTTTGGCATGGCACACCAGCAAATTCATTTGGCCCCTTTACGGGGTGCCGTAAGTTCTTTGATGCAGCTAAGGGTCGTATGGCTGAGGATGCACCGAAGATGGCTATCACTGATGGCCTAACCAAAGCACTGTCGCACATTGGCTGTGATGCTGACATCTTCTTAGGTAAAATGGATGGCAATAAGTACGATCAAGACAGTGGTAACAAGAGCAGTGGCTGGTAAGTACACCAAAGAAAAAATCCAAAGAACATGGTGTCCGCGTTGTGGCGCGGCACCACGTACTCCCTGCAAAGATAATAACGGGAGAAATCATCTTGAAAGGATGCAAAACTATCAAGAGTTCATGAACAAAAAACTTAAAGACCACAAGAAAAGGAGCCAGAAGCATGGCAGATCAACAGTACGATGATACAAACAGAGGCGCAGCCTTCACACCATTCCCAACGCAGCAGATGATCTTACAAGGTAAGGTCAACGTCGAAGGCGTGGATTCAAAAGTAGTTCTTGTTAAAGACCAGACCAAAGACGGTCGTGGTATTGTCGAGGTCTATCAGAAGATGGCCGTAATGTTTGACAACGACAAGAAGGGCAATGATGCAGCACCCGATTACTCTGGCCCAGTTGGTGAAGACAAACGGATCGCTGGGTGGAGACGCATGAAAGATGGTAAACCTTATATGTCTTTTCAAATAAGCGACAAGCAACAAGGCCAACAGACTGCATCTTCCCCATTGCAAGAAGATAGCATTCCGTTCTAAGCTAGGCTTAGTTCTCCCGAGGAGCGTCCTGCCCTCCCTCACAACTGCCTCGCTTAGTCAGATCACTCTGCATAGCGGGGCTTTTTTTTACCCAAAGGAAATAACATGGAAACATGGGAAGAAATGACGCAACGTCATAAGCGTGAGAAACTACAGCTAGTAAAAGCACTGGCGCAATCTCGCTGCACTCAAACAGAAGCAGCAAAAATACTTGACGTAAAACTATCTGGCCTCAATAATTTCATTCATCGCAATAAAATATTCTGGCCTGTTATAGAGCAAGGAAGAAAGCAATGAAGATACACCGCGCACATGAAGTAGAGTTAGACTTCCTCAAGCGCAGAGTTGATACGCTAATCGATGAAGAAAACAGAACTGATCCACACCCAAATGTAAAACAAGATCTATGGGCAGCACGTTCTGAACTAAATCAATTTGTAAACAAACTAAGAAAAGAGGGCTATCACATATGAATGAGAAATTACTAACCGCAATGCTTGAAGATGCAAAGCAAGTTAATAAAAGAGCTAGAGAAAGAGATGGGCAAAGCCGATTCTTAAAACAAAACAATACTGATTATTATATGGGCGGCAAAGACGCTAAGCCAGAAACAAAAGAAATAATCAGACTAGCCTTAGAAGGCAAAGACAAAGACTCTATATGCAGACGCATGTCCTTCATGGGATACAGTCGCGCTTTAACTATAAAGACTTTATCTCGTCACTCAGATAAAATTAACAAGGCTAAAGCATTAGCTCAAAATGAGGGCCATCAATGAATGGCCTTCTACCCTGCTCTCTGCGTCTATCAACATAAGCATTCATCGCTTCTTCAGCAGTTCCGTCCCAATCAGCAATGCTATCAATATGCCAAGCAGCACCCCAACGCACACGACAACCAACAAGACTGGCTGCTTCTCCCATTGCATCAGCCAAGTCATCATATAAATTCAACTCCCAAGATCCACGCCCATTAATATAAGCCATTAAATCAACAGCCAAACCATCCAAATGCTTTGACTTCATAGTTTGACTAGCGCCCTTAGCGACTAATTCTTTCTGCTGCTCTACAGTTCTCATGCCTTGAATAACACCAAAGTCAGTTTTCGTTAAAGTAATAGCCATCTTAACTACAGAAACCAAACGCTCATCAACGCCTTCTAACTTATCAAGGCTGCGTCTGCTTAATTTAAACTCACTCATTTCTTTAATCCTTTCATAGTCCGGATTCCAAAGCTTGCTGCTATTGAAGCATACATTCCCCACTGCACCCAGAGAGGTGTGGTTTCTAAGTTAGCAAAGCCCCTTGCCATTACATCTTGCATAGAAGGAATGAAGTTCATACAAAGAATAGCTACAAAAACTATAGTCCATAGCTCATCTTTCCAAGAATCCTTCGATGCTTCTATTGCTGACTGCTCCCAGTCCATCTCACCAGTAGCTTGCTTAAGTTTGATCTCCGCATTAGCCTTCTGGATTGCAGTCTTACCATCTAAATAACTGGTAGCTAAGCCACCAACTGCACCTATAATCTGACCAATCATTTCTCATGCCCTACCCATACTGCAAAAGCGCCCGTGAGAGCGCCTGTAACGGTCGCTGTGAGAGCTGTTGCCTGTGTGCTTACCACATCCTGCGGCAAAGACATAAACCATTCTATGACGCGGATATACATAACAGTCATAACAAGCATCATAAGTCTTGGCATTAGCTTCCAAGCCAATATCTTTTCCATAGCTATTGTCATTTTATTCCTTTCAAAAACTCAGTCAGAAAATACAAAACAGCAAAGCCACCAATGCTTAGAGTAGAAATCAATCCCCAAGATATATATTTAATTGTAGCTGCTATTTGTTTCTGGCGCTGCTCAGCTTCCTTTTTGCGCTGAACTCGCATCTTAGCTTCAAAGTCAATAAACTTATCCCATGTGCCGGGCTTTGCGTATAAGCGACAAAGGCTTTCTAATTCCTTGCGCTTCTCTGCCATCTGCTCAAGGGCCATAAACTCATCGAAGTCATCAGCAGATTTGCCCATGACTTTAGAAAACAATCCATCTTTCTTTCGGTTGCCTCTAGCTCTTAACTCTTCTTCTGCACCCACCAATGACTTAAGTGGTGAAAGCAAGTCAGAGACTTCTTTTCCGTTAGCTATAAATTTAGATATCGTAGCGTAAGCTGCATTCGCAGCCGCTAACTCAGCCAACATAACTTACCCCATCATATTCATGCGAAGAAGAAGCGCGATGATAAACGCACTTGTTGCAATCACAACAGCCTCAAGGCGCTTAACTCTGTTAAACAAATCTTTGAATTGAATTTCCATCTCGGTTTTTATAGCCACGACTTCCTTCTCCAATCCATCAATGCGAGTATGTGCTGATTGTACAGTGCGTTTATCCATTGTCTTTACTCTAAGTTTTCTTTCAACTTAGCCATGAAGAACTCACGACCTCCTTGAAGTTGCATTAAATTAAACTGAGCACTAGCAATCTTTTGATCCAAAGAACCTATATGATTTATACAAGTCTTTGCCTCGTCTGATAATTGATCCTCAGTGTATTCTACTTCGTCAATCGTAATGACCTTTTTATCTTCAGTCATATTGATCTCCTTTCAGGTTATGCTGCCCAAGGTGTTCCTGCGGCAGTCGTTGGATTAGCTATCGCATCAATCTTAGTAGCAATAGCAGCTTCAGTATCAGCTTGTGATACATGACCCCAGACCCAGCCTTGAGCTTGATCTTTTGTAATATCGTCATACGGTGTGAAGTCAGCAGCAGAGGCATCGTAGGTTAAGCCACAAGTGCCATAGCTAGATGTTGAGTTGCCATCGTCATCAACGCCTGTGCAGCGCCAATGTGCAATGTAAACGCCACCATCAGCAGTGTGACGCTCAAGGGTTGGAATAGTCCAAGTGTAAGTAATAGCCATGATAAACTCCTATATAGCTGCAATAATAAACGCGAGAAGTTCACTGTATCTTACGCCCATTCTAGTTCTTTCTTCGCCAGTTTCTTCGTCAGTCCATGTGCTAGAGATGAACATGGCGTAGTCACCAGCGTCTAATCCTTCAGCCGTAAATGCAGCTTGTAGATCCTGTGCAATAATACCAAAGTGAGTTCTGGCTTCATCGCCTTTTTCTGCTACCGCATCTTTCCAGCGGAACTTACGCAGCAAACCTTTGGCAGCTACAGCTACACGTTGCTCTGCGTCAGATAGCTCTGCAATGTCTTGCTTTTCATTGCGGTCAGATGTTTGGATTGTGCCGTTGGTGGCGTAGATGTCGTTCCAACGAGTTCCATTAGCCCCTAAGTTTATTTCATCATCTTGCAATCCATCTTCATCACAAGGAAGCACACCACTGTTAGCACCGCCAATACCAGCACCTTGCCCTGTTGCAGTTCTAAGAATAAGATTTGTTGCAACACCGCCACGAGAAGAAATACTCCCCACAGTGTTGCCGTCTTTGCGGAATGCAACAATGTCTCCGTCTGAGGTATTGCGGTTAAATTGTGCAACAGTGTTTCCCGTGCGACTAACAGCTAATTGTTTATTAGCCCGCAAAGCTATACCAGTAATTCCTGCCGAAATGTTTGCATCGGTTAAGTCACTCGTAGTACCCACCAGCAAGTTACCGCTGCTGTCGATGCGCATGCGTTCTGTGTTGTCGGTTCTAAATATCATTGGGTAAGTGCTAAGACCCGCAAATACATTTGCGCCGTCGGAGTGGGCTATATACATTCCTTTAGTGCCATCATAGCGAGTAAAGTATATTGCACCCGAACGATCAACCTGCGAAGCACTGTTTCCTTTAAGATCTAAGGTAGGGTGTCCAGTTCCAACACTATCAGGCGAATCTGTGCCAATCCCAACATTACCGCTGCTGTCGATGCGCATGGCTTCTGCGGCGGCAGTGTAGAAGCGCATAGCGTCACTACCGTGAAGGTATTGAACACCACCACGATAAGTAGCATTACCCGTGCTTCCATCAGCAAAATAAATCGCACCATTATTGGCTGTACCAGAGTAAATTGTCATAGCTTGAGTACCAGAACCATCGCCAACAATAAAGCTAGTAGCTGTTTCTGATATAAAATCTGCTGTGCTTCCAGCATTTTTAATATTTACGACACCGCTGCTGTCGATGCGCATGCGTTCTGAGCTATCAGTCTCAAATCTCATACTGTTGTCTGTATGAACATAACGAATAGAGCCTTGGTCATTGCTTGCAGCATCACCAAAGTAAATCCGACCTGTTGTTGTTGATAAGATAGATAAGCCAGTATCGCCTGTTTTTTCTATAACAAAGTCATCCGCGTCAGCCGCTGGCGCACCAACGCTGCTTGAGTAAAGATGAAGCTGACCCTCAGGCAAACTCGTCCCAATGCCCAACCGCTCATCCGCAGCTGACCAGAAGAACTTTGCCGTGGTGCCAGTGTCCTCGTAAAAGCTGATGTCGCCGCCGTTTGCTATTCTAATTGCATCAGTGCTGTTAGCTTGGAAGCGAATATCGTGTGCAGTTGAGGTGCCTAAGACTGCTGTAGAATTACCACTTTGCAAAAATGTAGTAAGAGTATTTGTGGTGTCTGTTAAAGTTATTGTAGGGGTACTTGCATCAGATAAGGTAATATCATCAGCGGTCAAAGTACCCGTGATGTCTACGCCTGTGCTGGTGGTGTTTAGACGTGTAGTGCTTACTCCAGCGTTAATGTGCTTCAAAACAGCTTCGCCGCTTGAGTTGTTAAAATAAGCCAACTGTAAATCAGCAGAGTTTAATATCTCTACGCCAGCGCCATTTGTTTTAATTTTTAAATTACCAGTTCCAGCATCTTCTATATAACTTGCTCCAGCGGTTGCATTATGCCAAATCTGTAGGTCAGACCCAGCGCCGAAGATGGCTTTGTGATTATCCCCAAGCGTTAATCCATGACCATCAATAACCCCGTTGCTATCAACACCAAAACCATTTTGAGCTGATATTGATGTATCATCATGTAAATTTAAAATTCTATTACCAACAGCATCGCCAACATAAAATTGCATCATTCCTGCACTAGGTGCGTGAACAATCTTAGCTGAATTAGCGTCAGTATTTCCTACAAAATTTATTTGACCAACATTATCAGCATCAGCAGAGTGGTTTATAGCAAGAATGTTAAATGTATCTGTTCCACGCCCAACCGACATTATAGCAGTGCCATCATTATAACCAGCATTAGTGCTAATAGAACCCACAGACACTGTGCCTTCTGGCGCTATAGTCATTCTTATTTGAGCAGCTTCACTATTACCTGTGGAAAACTGCAATCGTGTTGCATTGCTAGAGGATGTAAATGTGCTTGCAGCTACAGCTTTAATAGATGCAGCCTCAAGAATTGCATCTGTACCGCCTGCTTCATCTGGCGCATTAAAACTAAGCTTACCAAGAACGTTATTAATATTTACAGTTGTGTCAGACGTTTGAAGTTTAAGCTCTGCACCGTCAGATGTTTTTACCGTAACATCACCAGTAAAGTTTGCTGCAGATACCATCGCCGCACCAGCCGCCGCAACATTCGTTGCATCAGTTACATCTGCACTTGCTTCTATACCGTTTAGCTTTGTGTGATCTGCATCAGTAAATACGTTACTGTCTGTTGCGCTTTCTACTAGTGTGCGAATTTCTGCGGCAGTTTGATCTGCCGTTGCTGATGCCTCTATTGCGTCTAGCTTTGATCCATCAGTTTGTAAATCACGACCATCAACCGTACCTGACACAGTAATGTTACCAGTTACATCTGCACCAGTTGGCTCAACCTTAAAAATAATATTTGTTAATGCAGAACTAGCCCCATCGCTTACACCAAAATGTAAGGCGCCCGTTTTTGCTGTATCACTGTCAAGACCATTAATAATTCTAGGACGAATAGCAGAGTATTGGTGATATGCTGTGTTTGTTTTTTGCCCATAGAAATTAACGCCACCCGTATATGCAGCAACACCATCAGCAACAGCAGTTGAGTCATATAAGGTAAAGTTAGGATTCGGGCCTTGTATGCGAATATCATCGCCGCCCGTATCCGTATTACCAATCTGAACATAAGCCGCTGTGCCGTTAGTGGCATTGCCGTAAATAAACAACTCACTGTCAACATCAACAACGCCATTACCATTGCAGCGCAGATTAATGTTTCCGTCAGTATCTGTTGAGCTAATCGTATTACCATCAATAGTAATGTTATCAACATCAAGTTGAGTAACCCCAACAGTAGCCAGTACCGAGGTGCCAGCTGGCTCTAAATAATAGCTAGTATCATCAGCATCTTTATACTTCTGAGCTTCTACGCCATCAGATCCATATAGCTTTACATAAGTTGAACCAGCTTCAATACGGACAACGTTACCAGCACTTGGACTGTCGTATGTATGAAGAATTTGAGTGGGTAAATTACCATCTTGCGACTTAATAAATATCTGATCGTTTGAATCCTTTAAGCCAAAGATATTGCTTGTAGAAGCAACAACCCCACCACGAAATGCACCAGCCCCAGTGCCAGTAATAAACCTTAGCTGACCAGCACCGCTATCGTCAGTTTGTAAGTTAAGAATGCTGTCATCACCATCTGAGGGATACAAAGAAACATTCTCTGTAAAATGTAGCTTCTGCGCGTTCTCAATAACATTGTCGCCAATATCAACATCTTTGTTGAAGGTCATGGCATCAGTTAAATTAACATATGTAAGCGAAGCGCTTGCGCCATCTATTGTAATACCAGCACCGTCAGCAGCTAAACTAGTAGCAGCCCCAGAAGCTAAAACAATATTCTTGTCATCAACAGTAAGCGTTGTTGAGTTAATAGTTGTCGTTGTTCCATTAACAGTTAAATTGCCAGATACAATTAATTCACTTCCAATAGTAAGAGCTCCACTATCAATAGAGCTAATAGTGCTTCCATCAATACGAACGTTATCAATGTCTAACCGCTCAAGCGTAAGAAAGCTTAAATCAACAACAGAGTTAATAGCTACATTTCCAGAGCTATCAAAGCTAAGAAAACCGTTAGCCCTGTCTGCTGCTTTAGGAATAATAAGATTTGTACCAACATCAGTTGGGTCTGATATGGGTGCAGTCAGCGCACGAACAGATCGCATTTTGTTGTCAGCAGCAATGGCTGTAAGCGTGTCGAGTTGAGTATTTAAAGCTGCTCGGTTTATATCTGACCCTGCTGAGAAATCAGTTACTCGCTCAATAGGTATGTTTCTTGTTACAACAACCTGACTGCCGCCAGTTGCACCTGTTACTGGCTGTGTGCCTGATGATACCGTGTTGAATGTTGCTGTGCCCGTAGATCCCTCACCGCCAGTAATAGTATATTTACCATCACCAGATCCCTGAGTTTTTATTATACCGTCTACATACAGCTGTACTTCATCATCATCAAAGAACTCAAAGGTAATTGAGAATACTGTTTGGGTCGCACCCTCTGCAACAGTGTAAACAACATGGGGATTATTATTCGCAACATTTATAGACATAGTTCACCTCGCTTACTTCTTTTCTCACAAAGAAGCAGAGAGATTCAATGCACAAATAGTCTAGTACAAATCACTGCCTATTAGGTAAGTAGCCAGTAAGATCTTTTGCTGTATCTTTTATTATATCGCCAGTTGCCATTGTTTCTATAAGTGGCGTCATACGAATTAAACCCTTAGCTCCGTCTTGAACATCGCCAGAAAGCATCTGTCCAATAGAACTTAGAACTTCATAACTCCAATCAGCAGGAGCGCCACCTAAAGAAACCAACGCACCGATTTTATCTGGTGGAGCTTGAAACTTTGGCTGAATAGGAAAGTTATTCTCTAATCCCATTTCGCTAGCCATTGCTATACCGCGATAAACCATATCGCTGTAAATTGCTGCAAGACCTGAGAAGTCAAAAGACCTCATAATCTTGTCCTCAATGTCCATATCTTTCCAAGCCCAGCTTGGAGTGCGAGCATTTACAATCATATACCCAAGGCCCATAGCAACAGCTACATGAGACAAGCGGTTGCGAACCGCACCAGAAGCATGGTTGGCAGTAATCTTACTCAAAGCACCCATTGTGTAACTATAAAAAGTAAACGGCAAAGCAAGAAGTCCACTCTCTGCTCTTCGATACCCCTTAACTCTAGGGTCAACAGTAGTTTCAAACGGAAGCATTTTAGCTAAATGCTCTGGAATATAAGCAACGCCGCTCATTACAATTGGTTTGTCTGCTGGCGTACCCATAATTACTCTGTTCATAACGCCAGAAGATAAGGCATTTCTAAATGCAGTAACTGCTGCCTCGTCTGTCCAAGCCTCTGTATTTGGCAAGAATAAACCACCTTGGCTTTTTTCATAAGGAGAGTCAGCTATTTGCTTAGCTAATTTTGGAGTAATATTATATCTAGCCAAAAACTCTTTTTCAAACTTATTAGCCTTACCCGTTCCTAGCTTAATAGCAGAATCAATAATAGTATGACCGCGAAGCAAACCATCAAATGTTTTAATGGCTACAGTCACAGGAGCCAAACCATTCATGATATAAAAAGCATTGTTTAGCTTATCAGGAATAGTCTTGCTAAACACATCATTCGTAAGGCTTTCCATGTACCGCAAGTGAGTTATACCACGAACAATCTCTAATGCCTCACCAGCTAGATTAAGCTCTCTCTTAGATGCCTTTAAGGATATATCGTCCATTGTGCCAAGCACTGACTTGCCAATAGCTTTAAGCTCATGATCCATAAACAAAGACGCAGCGTCACCAACTGCCGCTAAACCAGAGCCACCAAGAAACGTCCAGCTTGTTGCTGTTCTAAGAAAGTCAGCTACTTTAGTGTCTATAGCATCAGGACGTTTAAGCGTTGTGCCAACCACTTGATCATAGATTGCAACAAAGTTTTTAATAAACTTATTTATTGTAGCTTCATCAACACCATCCTTGATAAGCCTAGATCTGTAATAATCTATTCTTCCTTCTAGCGGCATTATCTGATTAGTTTCAGGATCACGAAAACGTTTGTGATACTCTAGTCGTGGGCCAACACGATTGGTGTAAGCAATCATAACTTCCTTAATGTCAGTCACAATGTAGTCTTTAATCAAGTGATTAGGAATATTAAGGCGACGAGATACAAGTGGGCCGCTGCGACCAAACCCAGTAAAGATTGCATCAACGGCATCCTCGTCTGTTTCTCCAAGAATGTTGTCTATAGTTTCGTTAGCTCTGCGCTCAAGAGATACGGGATCAGTTGCTAACTCTTGTTTCTTAAATAGCTTGTCATCACCCTTAACAATAATCTGTGGGTTTTCACGGAACCAATTCATTAAGATATTCTTTAAACCTTCTCGGTCTGATTCAATCTTACGGCGATTAAAGATACGCATGAGGTAATTGTTGGGAGATTTAACTGATGGCATCTCATCCATTATATCTATAGCATTATCAATTCTAACCTTTGTTTCATCCATAGCCTTAGCTAGATCCTTTAAAGCCCTGCGCATGTCAGCTGTAAGGTCTAACTCTTTATAAAGCAAAGCTAGTTCATCAATTGATTTTGCATTTTGTATTTTGTCAAATGCATCATCAAACTGACCTAGCAAAGTTTGTTTCATAACAAACTCTTCTTCTAGATCTGCCTTATACTTAACTTGTTTATTAGTAAGACCTCTAGTTGTAGCAGTTTTATTAAGCTGCCTAAGCTTGTTGTTTAATTTTTCTAAATCTTTTGAAAGCCTATCTTGTTGTGGGCGCATCCATCGTTTGTTTTGCTCAACGATGCTTTTAGTAACGCTTTGAAGCTCCATCTGACGGCCAACATTTTTTAAGTAGTTGTCCTCAAAAAGATCCTTTGGATTAATAAGGCCAACTTCTTCTAGTTCTTTTCCATACTGCTCAAAAAAACTACGAGCAGCTTGCACCGAAGCTGCTTCTTGCGGTGTCATTTTTTCATATGGTACTTCATCAACCATTAAGCGCCCAATGTGATTATACCACTCATCAGGCGCAAAGCTATCTTTGCCTAGCTTACGGCGAACACGCTCTACATATTCCCCAACAGGAACATTAAAGAACTCAGCAGAGCCACGTGGACTTACCTCACGATAGTTTTGATTAATAACATCAAGAGCCTTAAACCAATCACCTTGACGCCTTGCAGACTCAGTAAGCGTAGAACTACCTACACTTTTACCAAGTTGGTTCATAGCAAAAGGCATTCCATTATCACCACCAAGCTGAAGCATGTCCATCTTAGCCCAGTCTGGTAACTTCTTATCTTGTATGGTTGCACGAATAGGCGTTGGTATTGCCTTCATAAACCAAGAATTATTAAACCACTCACCTGTAAACGATAAGTCTTCGCCTCTTTTTGCTGGCTCATCAGAAACACTATTAAGATATTCTTTATACTTACGACCAAATGTTGCTTGTCTAGCTTGCGCAGAAATAGGTCTATTCAACGTTGTGCCTATTCCAAAGCCAAGAAGGCCACCAACAGCCGCTGTGCCCATTGTATAGAGCGCTGCATTGCCTATTTCAGTTGCTGGATCTTCACCCTCGCTAATCTCAGTAAGCGCCTCAGTGAGCGTTATGCTGCCATCTACGACTGCTGCATCCAGAGCGCCTATCTTAGAAAGATCTTTAGCAGTAAGATCCTTGCCCTTCATTAATTGCCTTGCGCGTGCTGCTTGACTAAGGCCAGATGTAGAACCTAAAGCATTAAGACCTTTACCAAGGTGCAAAGAAGCCGCAACACCACCGTAAGGAATAGCAATAGACGCATGAAGGCTGGGATCGGTAAGAAATAAATTAAGACCAGTAGAGCGATTTAATACGCTATAGTTATCTCTACGCTTCTGTATAAACTCTAGCGCAGAAGTAAAGTTATCTTGAGAGCCAATCCCAAATAAGCGAAGATAACGAGCATCTTCTTCATTAAGACCCTGCTTTTCTATTATTGTTTCAACGCGATCAATTGACTCCGGATCATAGGTTGAAACTCTTGAATAAAAATTCAGCTGGTTCTTTATCGGGTTAAACAGTCTTCCATATTGAGCATTCCCCGTTTGCCCAAGTGTAGGCACTGTAGATTGCACTGGCTGTCTGCCAATATTAAACGGCTCTGCTTCTGGAACAACTATTCTCATTGATTTGGCTCTGTCATTTCTATTTGCAGTGCATTGCTAAGAGCATTGTACGACTCTTTTTTTGTTCTAAAAATATTTAACGCCATGTCATCTTCACCAAATATTTTTTTGTATTCTCTCATTTTGTTAGCATCAGACAAGAACATCTCTTCAGTCATGTGGTCTAGTGTTGCTATATAATTAATTTCGGCAATAGCTTTGCTACCAGCAGGCGCGTCTGCTTTAACAGAAGTTTGCAAATTATTAAGAGATTGAAACCTCATATCTGCTTTTCGATCAGCTTGAACCCTTGGCTTTTCTAAAGTCAAAACTGTGTCATTAACTATAATTGGCTCAAATCCACCATAATCATTTATGTACCCCACCTCGTACATAGGTTGACCTTGATTAAATGAAGATACAACAGGCTTATAGCTTAGCTCTATGTTCAAGGCTTGCAGTCCTCGTCTTAACCTGTCTCTATCGCTTAGTTCTTCACTAGCTCCAACGCCGCTAGTAAACTCTTCAACAATAGCTCTCGATGTAAGTAAAAGATTGCCGCCAATAATGTTAGCAAAACCAGCAGCCGCTGAATCTAATGCAGTGCCACCTTTCAGAAGGTCATTAAACAAGCCAGAATCAGCAATAAGATTAGTTATCTGTTCTCTATGCGCAATAATCTCAGAATCTGCAAAAAAATTATTCCTAGCATATACAGTACTGTCACCAATATAAGATCCAATAACATTAGGATCTGTTCGCATCTTTGAGGTATAACTATCTATTATAGAAGATATTGAATCCTCAGTAATTACATTGCCTCTTACCTTTTGCATCCGAAGCATTGCTAGTATTTCTTTTTTATAATTAGCACTCATTGGGTAAGCGTCTAATGCTCTTCCAATGTTTGCGTTCTTGGGCAACTCAAGGTCTGTCTTAATATCGGCATCAATGTTGCCTTCATAGTTTCTAAACTCAAGCGCAATTGCTAATGGCTCTACACCCTCTGCACGAGCAGACTGACTTATTGCAGAATATAAAGCATACGACTCTGGGCTAAGAGCTTTGCGCATTGTGTCTAAAGTAGTACGACGACCATCTCGCGTAATAACCTCAAGATTAGAATAACGCTCAAATGCTTGGATGCCAGCATTTAAGTTATCTTCGCTATTTGAAGTTAAAGCAGATTCTAAAGCAATCTTAGCTGATGGAAGAATAACCCCTTGATTAAGCCCGTCTACAATTTGTGAAAAATCAAACATATTTCCAGCATTAATATTAATACCTTCAAATAATTGTTTGTCATAAAAAGCTAACTCATCAGGAGAAGCGCTAGGTAGATTGCTAGCAATAGAATCCATTCTAATGCCATTAATATATCTATTGTTTTGATTCGTAGATGCTGTTAGTTTTCTATCTAAATAAGCAGACGTACTTGCGGGATCAAACTTATAAGCTTCTCTTAATAAGTCATAAGCCTGCTTAGCATTGCCTGTTAGATTTGTTTCCTCTTGAGTTATTGCGTCTTTTAATTCTTCAAGATCTACCGTAGTCAACTGTATTCTATCTGCTTTAGCCCTTGACTGAAGAGCAAAGTTTTCTCTAGCGGCAGTTATTAAAGTTTGCTGAGTTGTTTCATCTAATCCAGACGCTTCTATGTTTGATAAAGCAGACTGAAAGCTTGCATTCAAATCAGTAGCGTCTTGAAAATCAGATAAACTTTGACGCAATCTGTCTTCTTTTTCTAAGTCAGCAGCATTTTCCATCCTAGATAAAGCCGCACGTCTATCAGATATTTCAGACGCAAGATTAGATCTTTGTTTTTGAGTCATCGTTTGGATCATACCAGCCACTATGTCACCATGGCTTCTTCCAAACTCGTCCCTATCACCACCAATCAAATCAGCTATTGCTTGATAATCTGGTGATGCTTCATTTTGAAGGGCTTCAGAAATAATATCTAAATCACTAGCTTTTTTTCCAGCTACATCTAAATTCTTTTCTATCCATTTAGCAAATAATTCTGTTCCAACTTGTTCAGCAACATCATCATCTTCAATTCTAAGTATCATAGCCGATATATCATCAACTGTTGTAGATGCACTTATTGTTGGGGCAAACTCAGATACATAGTTGCCAACCTGATTCGCTACATACTCTTCGCTAATAGAAGCAAATGAATCCAGACCAGCAATCAAGGTTGGTATACTTGTTGTTATTTTTGCTTCTATAGCTAAAGCTTCTAAATTATTATGCTCTATCTTATCAGCAAGCTCAGACATAATTCTTGGATTTGTAAGCCCAAGTTTAAACATAGACTGATCTGAAGGTGAGAGTGTAGAGTATATATCTACAAGATTATTATTAGCAGATAAGCCTTGAAGCCCATCAATGCGTTCATTAGCTGACCTCCATGACGCAAACGTCATATTGTCTGTATTTTTTAAGTCTAAGTATTTAGCACGAATAGAATTAGCTAAGAATAAAATGTCTTGATTAGAAGCGCCTTCAGAAACAAGATTAGCTAATTTTCTTTCATCAAGATAACCAGACATTAACTGCTGATCTTTTAATGCTTTCTTCGCTGCCTCAGCCTGCTTTTTTGCTAGTGATGCGTATGTACTTGCAACATACTCAGATCCTGCTTCTTGAATATACCTGCTGTAAGGAGTTGCTTCTCCTTCTGAGTTATACATTTCTTGTATGTAGTTGGTCATACGAGTTTTATATTGATCCGCAGTCTGAGAGCTTGATGCAAACTCAGATCCTTTAGATGCAAACTCATTAAGAATTGATTCCTCAAATCTTCGATCAATCATATTTTGATATGATTTAGCAGCAATAGAACCAAATGATGCTGGCGGCGTATAAGCCACAGGCATATTTGTGCTTGGATCTATTGCTATAATTTTATCTGATGGCTGTGATTTAGCTGCTTGCTGTCCAGCTTTCTCGGCATTCTGAGCGGCCTCTCTATAAGCCAACTGAGAAATCCTAACAGCTGCACTGCTAATAGCCTCTCCTACTTGAGCAGATCCAGCATCTGTTCTAACAACACCAACTGGCTGATTAAAGACTTGAGTTCTTTGTCTAATTACAGCCATTATTAAGTCCTTACTGTTTCATATTGATAAATGCCCTGACCCACTGTTCCAATAGCGCTAAACAAGGAAGCCGTTAGTGCATTTCGACCACGGCGTCTTTCAGCCATGGCTGCCATAGAGGTCTTCATATTCTCAAACTGTACTTGCTGATCTATACGAGAAGTATCTTGGTCTATAATATCTTTTTGTCTTTGCAGAAACGCTTGAACACTTTTGTCTTGCTGTTGAGCAAAACCTATATCAGCAGTAACATTACGACCAGCAGCCGCAAATGCAGCTATATTAGCAGAAGTTGCCAAGTCATATTCTTCGCGCCTAGCCCTAGACATTTGCAAAGCTTGAGTTTTATTTAACTTCTTTTCAGTTTCCATTTGAAAGGCATTTAACTGAGAAGCTTGTTGCTGCGCTTGACCCGCTGCAATCTGACCTACTGCACCTAATGCAGACGACCCTATCATGGCTATTGTAAATGGGTCCATTAAACTACTAGCTCCGCTACTAATCCATTAACCTGCAATGGTAATGGGTGATCTTGTTCTATTGTTATCTGCGCTGTTCGGTTATACCCCAACAAGCGAAATTCTTTCTTGCCGCTAAACGCTGACGTTGTAACCAATGGTCTTGAGTTTACCTTAGCTGATCTAGTGTCTTTAAAATCAACTACAATGTTAGTCAGCCCTCTAATCTCACCAGTCGCAGGACCATTGCCCATCGAAGCATCAATAGGATTAGTAATAATCTTAGAGGTAAACGCAGACCCAATGTAAGCTGTAGTGTAGTTAAACGCTGAGTAAGCAGACAGATCAATTACATTCCCAGATATAGTAAACGTACCCAAATGAGAAAGCTGAGTATCATCAGCATCTTTAGCCAACACAGTCACCGTATCTCCGTTGCCCCAAGGTTGACCAGCTATACTACTTAGATCAACCTCATTGCTAACAATAGATCTCTCTCTCCAGCCATCTAATCCAATCTCAAAGTCTGTCGTATTCTCAAAGCTACCATAATAATAGTTGCCATCAGAGTCTTTGATCGTAGCATAGATAACATTGCCTAGTGCAGTCACAGCATCAAACGATCCAAAGTCACTAGATACCTTTGTCCAAGACGCTCTCTTCTCAGCCCTGTTTGAGTTAAACAAAGCTATTGTTCCGTCAGTCATAACAAACGCAGCATAGCTTTCAGATGTATCAAAGCTTGAGTTCGATACCGCCATATCTATTGGAGTATTAATTAAATGACTAGCAATTGTTGAGATAGCAGTAGAAGTATAAG